AACTTGTGTCTGGACGATACGGGAGATAGACTCCCAAGATAGCAGAAGACGTTGTGCCCCCCTCCCTGCTACTTCTGTAGACCTTCCAACCGCTTCAGTTCCCCGTTGCAGTCTCTCGGCAGCGGCAGCAGCGCCCTCAAAGACTCCTTCTATCTCTCCGTTGGCGTTGATACGAAAGTTTTCGAGAGCAGCGTTGGCTTGAGTGGTGGCACGACTCAAACGACCCATTTCACCAATCGCTTGGCTGGCGTCCAGGGTAACGTTGCTGTTGATGTCCGACACTGATTATTTCCGGTTGGATAGATAGAGTTTAGGGGCGGGAACCTTGGCGAGGTATTCCTTTACTGCCTCGTCCGCCTTGACTCGAAAGTTGTAAGGTGTAGGCTCTCTGAGACTTCCGAACAAACCATGTGTTCTGGGCGCCACCCTCTGCGTTTCGTTGATTACCAAGTATCTGAGTTGAGTTTCGTAATAGAAACCCCAACTTCCGGGACCGTGGCGAGTCAAGCCTCCCGAGCTGTTTAGTCTGCCAAGAGAGATTCTATCTGGTGCTTCCCACAAACTAAAGACACTGACCGACTCACCGACCGCGTTACCTAACGCTTCGAGGGTGGCCATGGAAGCTCCAGACCAAACCGGAATTATGTCTGCCGCAGTCCTCACCCAGATTCGTGCAGCCTTCTCGATAGTCTCCTTAGCAAATCTCTCGTACTCCCCGGCGTAATCGTCGGGCATTGCTATTAGAGATATGTTGCCACGGAACCTCATTTCTTGATTTTACTTTCCACGGGGGTTTCGTCGTGTTCCCTTGTTTGATGGAACGCAATAATCTTGGCTTGAGTCTGGACGTCACAATCGTCGAACGATGGTTTCACGCCAGGAGGTCTACAGCCTATACGCTCGCAGGCGGACCAGATTGCGTAATCGGCTGTTCTATACCTTGGCCAGAGTGAGCGACCTACAGCGCCAGCACCTGACCACGTAGAAAAGACTCCCGCGCGGCCTTGAGCTTTTCCTCGTTCAAGGCGTTGGCGTCAATGACGCACTGCTGGACGCGCTGAATTTCTACAGAGCAGAGCCCTCCGGCCTCCAGGTCGGACACCCAATTGCCCCAGGTTGATGGGCTGTCCAGCTTGACGGTGTCCCATTCAATGTTGGAAGGCTCCAAAGACTTGACGCAAATGAATGCGTGTCGACGCGTCGCCCAGACGTTGACCGCCTCAAGGAATGCCTTAGCAGTCGTATCTACTTCTTCGCCCCTTGAGGTGACCTTGACGGGCGCTTTAGGGCGGGGGCAGGCTGTTTCAAATTCGTCCATGCTGAGAACTGCTTGTGCTTTGAACACAAGGTCGTTACCATCGGGACGGGGGAGGACGAGAACTTCAGTAGCTCGCGTCGGGGTTACACCACCAATCTTCATCTGCTTGTACTCCAGTAGTTGCAAAATCGGAGAAATAAAAGGGTGACCGCCACGTTAGCGGCCACCTCGTAGGATCAATTAGGCACAGTCGCCATGGTTGGATCGGATCGTCGTGGTCTCAGTTGCATTGCACTGACCACTAACACTGATCGACGCATCCGCGACGGAGTAGTCCAGGCCCTCGTAACGGAAGTCGGGCATGAGGATTTCTTGGTCCTCGTCCGCGCCGCACGCTACGCAGTGAACTGCGATGATGTCGATGGCGTACGGTTCGCACAAATCACTTGAGCTGGAAACCCATTCCGACGCGTTGCCGATTCGCTTGAGGCAATCGACGGGAGTCGGGGGTTTGGCGGTCGAGGCGGTCACGTACTCAAACGTGAAGGCCAAGTCAACCGATACGGGCTGGTCAGCGCCTTGACGAACCGTGTCGAGACGATCGCGGTCCAAGTCGTAGATGAACTCACGTGACTCTGACCACGACAGGTCGCCTTCGCCGATCTTGATCTCCAGCCGTTGTGGCAGGAAGGTGATGACGCTATCGTCTGCGACGGTACCAGTAGCCTTCACGGGCGTAAAGGTAATGTCGGTCGTGGTACCCGACGACGGTGTCCGTGCCGTCACAGTGTAGACGGTCGAGTCGCCAGCGAAAGTCAGACGGGCACCCACTGGTACCTGATCCGTGACGTTGGCATTGAGGGCAACCGTGTCAATGGTGGCGGTCGAGTCGGTGGCGACTACGCCCGCAGCTTGGTCGACTGCGGCGGTCCCGGCGAGACCGTCTTGCAAGTAAATGGATGTGTCACGAAGTTGAATACGTGCCATGGGAAGTCGTTCCTATAAGGAGGGGTTGTTAAAGAGTGATTTCGTACTTGGCGACGATCGCGCTTTGTACTACTTCTGTATGAGGGTCGATCTTGCCGAAGTTCGCGACCCGGATCGGTTCGGGCGCGGTGCGGTCAAAGTCGAGGCAACCTACCTGTACTACTCCGTCGTACACCGGGATTACGTTTGACAGTAGCGCCAGCAAGGTGCCCATGCGGTTCGGCGTTAAGAATCCATTCTCGGAATCCTTTTCCAGGTCGGTCATCATGACCATAACCTCGAACTTGTACCTGACTTGTCCGCCAGCCTCAAACCTGGGAGCGGGACCAGTCACTCGTAGGACCAGGGAATCCTTTCGGAACCAATCCTTATGTTCCCGGTCAACTCCCTCAACGAAGAACTTGAGGCCAAGGGTGACCGCTACCGGCTGGATTAAACGGGCTAGGCTGCTGAGCACCCAGGTTCCGATTTTAGGTTCGATCATTCTTGTGAGCCTCGCGCGGACTTAACTGTTACGACAAGTCCTCCGTCAAACTGTTGTACGTCGGAGACTTTGTACCACACGCCCAACCATTGAACCTCTTGGGTAGAATCCACTTCTCCCCAGCCTTTAATATCTCGTTCGCAGATTAGGAAGTGGGAAGACTCAACGTCTTGCCCAGCACCTCCCTGCCACGCGAATTGTCGCATGGCCTGCATCATTGCCGCTGTGTACGTCACAGTTCGACTTGTTATAGGCGGAACGTACACTGCGTTGCGAATCGTCGCTTGAGTGTAGTTCCTGACCCTATCGCCGGTTATGTAATCGGTGCTGGACGTGTCCGCACGTCTGATTACTATTAAGGCCCCGTACCGTCGAGTGATATTGTAGAACGTCCGCTTCTGTGCGCGGTCGACGCGCGGGTTGCGGTTCGGTTCCATTATCGACTCCTGATGAGGGCCTGCAATTCAGCAATAGCAGTTGTGTTGCGTTCCAGGGCTCGTCTCGTTTCGAGGTTCCCTGCTTTGATCTCCATGAGAGCCTGAAGGATCATAGAGCGGTCTTGGTAGTACGGTGAGTGTACCTCTACCATATCCTTGACTTTGGCTTCCGTCGGTCGGTCATTGACAGACGTTACCGCCCAGGCAGAGACCGATGCCACGGATGACAGAGCTACGCCAAGGATGGCGACCATCACTGATCGGGGAACTCGGTACGATTCGTCGTCGTCTGATGCCATGGTATTGATTCCGTTCGGTTGTTTCGTAAGATGCGGGAGGTGGACTCGAACCACCGACCTTTTGCGTATGAGGCAAACAAGCTACCACTGCTCCACCCCGCATTGATAACAGGGGCCTGCCATTGTAACAGGCCCCGTGTTATAGTTCAGCTTAGCCGTGAACGACGCAGGCGAGGCGTTCGTCCAAGATGGCGACTCCGCAAAGGACGTCGAAGGTCACTCGCGTGCCTTGAGCCTTGGAGTCGTACTGCATCGTCACTCGGATGGCGAGGCCGTCGAAGCTGGCAACCGCGCTGCGGGCACCCATTTCGTTGGCAATGGATGCCAGAGGTCGACTGACCAAGGCCACTGAGTTGCGAGTGAAGGCGATCGATCGGCTACCGGCAGGGCCAGGGTAGCAATCATCTGCAGCCGTGATGGCGACGTCCAGGGGGCGGTCGAGCAACAGTTCGTACTCGGTGGTCGAAGTCTTGTCTGCGGCCAACACGGTGTACGTGTGGCTGCCAGCGCCCTTACCGAAGGTCACGATCTGACCGACTTGTGGACCCTTGTTGGCAGCGAAGCCGTCGACAGTGATCTCTTTCACGTAGCCTTTGGGGCGAGTCGTCTTGACGGCACAAGCCTTGTAGACGATGACGTCCGCGCCGGAGAGGACAGGAGCCTTCAAGCCTTCGGTCAACGTGATATCTGATGCGGCAGTGTCAGCAGTTGCCGACAGGATGCGGTGGAGGTACGAGCTACCTTCGATGGTGACATACTCGCCACCGGTGTTCATGACGTCAGCGATCAGGTTGGTCGCTTCGATGACGGTGCTGCCTTCGGCTTCCGCGCCGTCAGTAACACCAGCCGACACTTCGCAGTCTGCATAGTTGACGTGAGCAACGTTCTGATCCATGAAGGTATCGAATCCGTAAATTCGTCCGACGCTAGCTTCGCGCAGTGCGGTACCTTGATCGCCGCGCTTGTCTGCTTCGACCACGATGCCGGCTCCGAGAGCTGCGCGATTGAAGCGGCTCGACATAACGAGGTAACGTCCGCTCTTCGTGGCGCGGTTGTCATTCAGCTTTTCGTCCGCGTCCAAGACATACTGATCGACGTTCAGGTCGCTCACGCTGTTGGCTTCACCAACTTGGTTAGCGAGCAAACGACAAGTTTGTCCGGCCAACACTTGGTCAACCTTTTCTGCGATCTCGCGCGCGGCGGGCTCCATGTATCGCTCAAGCAAGTCCGGGAGGGCTTTGCTCAGTTCGCCGTCTTTGATGACGTACGAGACGTGGAAGTGTTGGTCCAAGGGAACCGGAATGTTCGGGCTCTTGGCGTCTTGGTCAGTAACGTCGTCCGCGTCGGTTTTACGCTTTCCGCTGAAGTCGGCGGGGCGGCTAGTGTTCACAACGTCGCCTTCGTTGGCGATGATGTTTTCAAAGTCACGGTGAACGAGGCTTGCCATGACCGTGTTGGACATAAGTGTAAGCAAGGCTTCACGGCTCCAGATTTCTGGAATCAGTGCGGCGTTGTCGTTGGCTTTTGCAATCAAGCGAGTGGAAGCCGCGACTACTGCGAGGATCATGTTGAACATGCTGAAAAGTTTTCCTGGTTTGGGGATTGGTTTGTAAAGAGAGCCCGGTGGAACCGGTGAGACCCGCTGAGCGGTAAGAGTTTAGAATCCGCGCTTGTCGCGCAGTCCGTATTGTTGTTTGATCGCGTCGCGATTGGCAAAGTATTCTGCGTCCGACATCTTGCTGACGTCTACGCGCTGCTTACCTGCGAAGCTGGCGTTGCTGCCCTCTCCGATACCTTTCGCGACGTTGCCACGGAAAAGGTTTCCATATTTGGAAACGTCGTTCTTCATGTCTTCGATCGCTTCTGCGGGAGTCACGTAGACTTCCGAAACGGTGCCGTCTTCCGTTTTCTTCTGTACCTTCACACGGGGAACGTAGCGACCGGTCTCTTCGCCTTGTTCGTTCGTCTCCGCTACAACTTCGACCCGTGGGCCGATGATGGAGATAAACTGTTCGGGGTTGTACGCATCGCTTTGGCTTGCTGCCGCAAGGATCGCGTTGTCTCGGGTTTGAGTCTCAAAGAGACTGCGGTAGCGGTCGCGCTCGCCAGTGGTGGATTCGAGGCGGGTGTTGAACTCCCCCTCTCGTTTCTTGGCTTCGTACGAGCGCTGTTGTTCGGTTGTTCGTAGCTGCGCTTGGACTTGCTCCAATTCTCCTTGCAGCTCACCCTTCTCCTTGGTCGTCAGACTCTGCGATTGGAGGAGGGTCTCGTAGCGTCGCTCAGTTTGTTCCAACTGACTGCGGACTTTCTTGACTCGTTTGACGACGATGTCATTCACCAGAGTTTGCTGCTCGGGGGTGAACTTGCCGGTGATCTCACCAGCGTCTCCGTCGTCTCCATCGGGGGCAATATCACCGCCGTCGTTGTCTCGTGCGATGAACGGACGGGAAGCCAGCATGAGCTGGAAACGGGTGATTTTCATAAATGCCCTGTGAGTGTTTCAGGTGTTACTTTACCCCAGGAATCGCTGGGTCGATAAATTCTGATTCTGTCTTGCAAGGTTTACAAGATGGGACGACGTTGCTGGGCCATGTTTTGCACCGAGGGTTTCGTCTCTCCGCATTCGGTGCAGGTTTTCATGAAAAGTGGTCCAGTGACTTAGCTATAATAAAATTGTCCAGTTCTCGACAAATCGAGGCGTTATTCTGGGAATTTTCCCAAAATACTTTTCTTAGCCCTTGTTTACCGAAAAACTCGTGTTAATCCCTAGGAACGGAAGAATCAGAGCCCAGGCGGAAGGACTTGGTACCAAATTAGCGATATGCTGCATTGGTCCCTTGTCGGTCGCGAACTCCGTCCGGACGGGGCCGAACGTCTCGACCTTCACGTTCTGACTCTCAAAATCTGCGTCGGGGTCTCGTCCGCCGATCAGGGCGTCGGCAATCAGGTACACGGCCTGGACAATCCCAGCGGGGACGTCTACCGTCCCGCCAATCAGGCAAGTCTCGCGCACGCGCGGGAACTCCAGGCCCTGGTTGGGGTCCGTCTTCTGTCCCACGAAATTGAACTTTTCAATTAGCTCGGTGGCCGTATAGAGCGACTTGACTTTGTCGTCCAGGGAGGCGTTCAGCCAATCCCACGCGTGGACTCGTCTGGCGTGCATCAGGTCGCCTCCGGTGACCGTCCCGTAGTAGAACTGCCTAACGTCGCCCAACAGCGTGTCAGAGGCTCCTGGGTCCGCTCCTGCCTGTACGTAAACAAACGGGGCGTCGGTCGACGCCGGGTAGATACCTGGGAAGTTGACGTCCTCCACGATCGGGGCTACGTCTGTTGCCCACGGTTCGGAACCTGCGACGGCCTTCCCGTAGAGGGTGGCCGTGGACGTGAAGATCAGATGCTTAGTTGCCATTGTCGGGTTTCTCTTTCTTTTCTGTGCTGCCGCTATTGGGGTCGCTGTCTAATTCGGGTGCGCCACGGGACGCGGGATTCTTGGCGCCAGGAACCTGTGCTCCCGGCTGCTCGTCCTTGGGAGTCTGCGCTGCCAGGGTTTGGGCGATGCGATCCGCGCGGTCGGTCTTAGCCTGCTCGATGACCTTCTCGGAGTCGTATCCCAGCGCCTCGGATGCGGTCTTGTCGTCCACGAGTCCGGACTGGTGTGCGCGTAGGGTGATATCTGGATCGCTCATGATGTAGGCGTTGGAGTCGATCTTGCGATAGATGGCATCTAGTTCCGATTGTGGTAGCTTCCCGTTCAGGAGGGTGTCCACGATCATCTTGGAAGCCACTCGCTTGAGCTCCTTGGTAGGCAGCCGTTCGACCAGCTTCAGTGTCTTGTCCGCCTCGTCCAGTCGGTCTTCGTCGGACTTCAGGACGTAGCGATCAGGGTAGCTGACCGTGGCGGGTTTTGGGTTCCGGACATTTTCGTACTCGGCCCACACGTCGGTGATGGCCTTCTCGCCCCGCGCCAGCTCCAGGCCGATGAAGGACAGCCCGGCTTCGAGTCCGCCCTGTCCGACTTTCTTCGACTCTGCCGACTCTGTGCGGCTCCCTGCCTTACTCTGAACGGCAAGGTTGATGAGTGCGCGGATGTTGTCTTCGAGTCGCTCTTGCAACTTGATGGACGCCAACAACGGTTCGGTCGGTGGTGCGATGAAGGCGGGAGGCTTTTCGTTGACGCCGTAGAATCGACCTTTGCCTGCGCCGACGTTCTCACTTTTCTTCTGGCTTCCAGACGCGCTCTCGGGGCCCTTGAGGTGGTCGCCGGCGGCGAACGCATCCCGCTGGATTGTGAGGAACGGTGCGTTGGACTTGATTGCGTAGAAGACGTCGGAGCTCGACAGGTTGAGCAAGGACTTCTGGTAGGACGCTACATCCTTCATCAGCGACTCGCCGATATCAAACAACACGAACGGAACGCGTCGCAAATTGGTCAACACCGCTCCATCTTCCATGGAGTCGTCGCGCGTCTTTACGTTGCCTTCGGCGTCATACAACTTGAACCACACAAGCCCTTGCTCATCTTTCCAGACGAGTCGGAATTGTTGTTCGGTTCCGCTGGGCAATGAGATGCCGGGGCCTAGGGAGGTTTGCACGGTGACATTGTGG